GCGATCCGATTTACCCTTACACCACGATTTGGTATAGGGGTCAAGCAGGAGTGTATAGCGCTCCTCATCCCCGGCCAGGGTTTTCGAAGGTTATTGGGGCATAACGCTGTCGCGGGCCTCGTCATCAAAGGACAACAGAGGTCAACAACCCGTCTCCGGATACGTATCGTCGATGTAATCAATAATGTCGGACTCCGTCCACTCATACGTATCCTCGTCGCTGTCGTATGCCTCGTTGATCCAATCCGCGATATTATCGGCGATTGAATCGCTGAGCATATCACAGATTCGAAACGTGCCAGTCATTCCGCTACCGTCGTTGATCGTGCGTTCGGTAGTCTGATCCATTTTTGCAATCGCCTGTTCGACCTGAATTTTTGTGACCTTCATCTGATCCTCCTGGTTTAGGTTTGGTCTGTTTTTGTTATACATATAATATACCACATAGTTATAACAATGTCTAAAGAAAAATGATAATAAACAAAATTTCCGCTTCCTGGGCATTTGTCAAGATTTTTCCCAGCCAGAAAATACTACCGCTTCCTACAGGTTTACGTAATGGTAGTATAACGATGTCAATACGTTTACAAGTGGTATTTGACTTTTGCCTTGGCCATTTATATTTTTACAAAGTGATAAAATGTGTTGAGGCAATGCCGATTACATCCCTATCAGCATAAAATACTGCTATTAAAATCAATGTGTTGCCTGTGCATAATTAAAATCCCTCTACAAAACACTTTTTAATGTTGCAAAAATGCAACATAAAACCGCTAAATTTTAAAAATATTGATACGTTTTCACGTTTTTTAATTATATTGTCGATATAAATGTTGAAAAATGCAACACGATCCATTGAAACGATGCAAAAATGCAACAATCAAAATCTATCGAAGTGAAGAAAAGACGGGTCGCGCGCGGAACCGATGGCGATTGATAAACGCGAGAGTATACTTTACAGAATGCAAGCTAAAAAAATAACTTGATTTTAAATTTTTTATAATATATAATATAATCGTTAGGAAAATTGCAATGTAATATTACAATATTTTAGGAACAGCATGGTACTCCGCATTGACAAGAAAAAATCACCATGGCCCAAAGGCGTTTGTCCTATACCCATGAACAAACGCTTCCAGAAGGGTGATCCCCGCATTAATACAAAAGGTCCTCCCACTAAAATCGAAAAAATACAGATGGTTCTAAACCGTCTCGGTGGTTACATAGCTCCTGCTGAAGTCCAAAAACAGATGTCCGTTTTGTTTCCTCATGTAAAAAATATGACTATGCATGAAGCAATAATCGCCCGTGCATATATGGATGCATTACGTAAAGGAGACCACTACGCCCGTGATTTTATTGCTGAGCGAATGGAAGGGAAGATCGCACAAGTCGTAAAACTTGGCGAGGTTGAAAAGGAGAGGACACCACTCACGGACGCCGAGTGCGCTGCGGCGGCAAAGGCCCTGAAAATATCCCCTAGTGACAAAACAGTCTAACGTAGTTGAGGCACTTAAGGTGACGACCCGGGAAGACCTCATGGAGGGGTGGGCCCGCGCCGAGCATCTTGCGTTTATGCAATACTGCTGGCAGAAGCGTAATGTTGAACCCTTCCTTGTCGGACCACATACTACCGCTTTCTGTACTGCAATTGACGTAGCAATGAGAAAATTAAAATTTGGTTTGTCAAGTTATATTCTCGGTATGGTCTGCTTCGGTCATGGAAAATCAGAAATCGTCTCTAATTATCTCCCAGCGCATTTTATCGGTGAGTTCCCGGACTCGGAAGTCATAGTGACATCCCACACGGCGGATAAGGTTTCCGAGTTTTCCTCATTCGGCCAACGTTTAATAGATTCCACTGAATACGATGCATTGTATCCTAAAATAGGTCTTGACGAAAGAAACGTCTCCCGATGGTCATTGTGTGAACCATATTTCGGAAAAGTTCACTTTGCCGGTATCGATGGCCCTATCACTGGGAAACGTGGTGCCTTGATTGTGGTAGATGATTTTGTAAAGAATAGACAGGAAGCCGAATCCGATACCGAAAGGGAAAAAGGTTGGACGGCATTTACAAATAACATTATGTCAAGACGCGCGGCGGCATGTATAGTATTCGTTTTGTGTACCCCTTGGCACAAGGATGATATATCGGGACGGATACAGGAAAAGATGAGGCAGGATAAATCATGGCCGCAGTTTAGTATTGTTAAGTACCCGGCAAAAAGCGATAAATATGATACCGGTTATTTGTTTCCTGCAAAATATAATGAGCAGTGGTATAAAGACAATGAGATGTTCTTAGGGACGTATGGGACTGCCTCTCTTATGCAATGTGAACCTAAACTACATGAAGGTGGAATGTTTCGTACCGATAAGATTCGTTTCTATGATGATATAAAAGAGGTTGAGTCTGCGGTTGGTTGTTCTTTACAAATGAAACGCGCTTGGGACCTTGCTTCTTCAACAAAACAAACTACAAAAGACAATCCAGATTTTACGGTAGGCGTTAAGGGTTCGGTAACGTTCAAACCTTCATCTATTCCTAATGTCAATTTTGCTACTATCATTATTGATGACGTAATTCGTGGTCAGTGGGAAGCTCCGAAGCGTGACCCTATAATTCAGAATGCAGCGGTCGCGGATGGGGTGCAGGTGGGGATGGAGGCTTTTGCGGCATATAAGGATGCGTATACTACGTGTAAAGGGGTTCTATCGGGGATAGTTACCGTTGAACCACTACAACTTCCAGGGGATAAGAAAGCCAAGGCCGACCCAATGACCCCGGTGTTTGAAGCGGGTAACGTATGGATGAAACGCGCTCCGTGGAATGGTTCATTGATTGATGAACTTGATAATGGTATCGGTGGCGCTCACGATGATCAGATTGATGCCCTCGCTTGTATGTTTGCAATGTTCAAAGCTAACATTATACAGATATTTTAGTATGTCAAGTGATCCTTACAGTGATTATATGGAGATGATGACAGGTGGCATCACAATCAGTCAAGCAGCACGGGAAATCTTTAAAACGTTACCTAAATGTCCTGCTGTTCATCCTGGAAGAAGAAGTAAATATGAACCCAGAAAATATCTTGCTCGATTTAACGATGATCGGATTTTGGATGGGCAGTATATTGGTTCTTGTGATAGGAAATAAATGAGTACTCAAATAGCAACTAAAGAAATTCAGTTGTTTAACCACCTTGGCGTTCCCATGCAGACCAAGGCGCTTGACGTTCCAGATCTTGATCCTACTTTCTTTTATCAATCAAACAACTACGGAAATTTATCATCGAAAGAAATTGAGAAGAAACCCTACCAATTACACTGGGCGGTGCATTCGTGCGCTCGTGCAATAATGACAAACCTTTGTAGGTTGCCCCACGGAATCTACGGGGAAGATGAGAAGAAAATTCCTAAGCACCCGGTATGGCAATTGTTAAAACGCCCAAATCCGTTTATGACCTGGAGGACGTTTTGGGAAGCCATAATATTATACTATCTTCTTCCATGTCGTGAAGGTTTTGGACGTTCCCTGAAAGGTGGACAGGTATTTCTCGTTATGGATTCAGGGAAGGAAGACCCTAAGTGTAATGTTTCACGCGGAGACATTCCTGCAACCATTTATCCTTATACCGATGAGTTCATAGCGGCTGAGTTTGATAACAATAAAAAATTCCTTGGATGGAAATTGGAAATTCCCGGACCTGAACCGTTGATTATACACTATGCACCTAACGAGATTTTACGTGTCTATGCATTTAACCCATACAACTGGCTTGAAGGTTTGTCAAGGTATGCACCCGCGCAGATGGCCATTATAAACGATATAAAAGCAGACATCTGGAATAATCGCACATTTGAAAACGATGCAGTCCCGGCAGGAGTTCTTTCCAGCGACCAGGAGTTGACAAATCAACAAGCGGATGAAATTAAGAACAGATGGTATCAGCAGTATGCTGGTGTCGGGAACGCACGCCGCGTAGCGATATTGGGGAAGGGTGCGGAGTTTCAGAAAATTGCAAACACTCCTAAAGATATGGAGTTTATGGAACAGAAGGGGAGTGTAGAGGATCAGTTGCTTGCGGTGTTTGGTCTTAACAAAATAGGAATAGGTAAATACGAAGATGTTAATTATGCCACATTGGTCGAGGGGCATAAAATGCTATGGGAGGATACTTATTTACCTATTGAAGAGGCTATACTCGAACAGATCAATTCAAATTGGATAAACAATATCGATGTACGCAATGAGATTCATTTGAAGGCCGATACTTCGGGTATTCGTATTCTTAAAAAGGACTATTCCGTTGCCGTCAAGTCAGCGCAGATCATGTACACCATGGGAGTTCCCGCTGATATTTCTTTTCGTATCACTGAGGTGCCGTTAACGGAGGAAGATTTATCAGTAGCCCCTTGGTTGAAGGAAAAACCTGTGCCTGTGGCCACCGTAGGTGGAAATCCTAATGCTCCAGGTAATAGTACAGAACCTCCAACACCAAAAGGAACGCAAAAGAGTTTTATAGTTATCAAGGGTGGGTTTAACTCGGAACTTCTTACTAAAATATCTAATGAGTATATTGAGCGCGTGCTTAATCCTGGGGAAAATACCTTTCACAGTAAACTTGTGAGGATGTTCAATGATGAACGTAATTACTGCCAGGATTTGGTTGACGCTTGGATCAAATCGATAACGAAGGCAAAGAAAACACCCTCACTCAACCCAGAAGACTTCCTATTTGACCAATCGGAAGAAGACCAAAAGCTTTTGAAGATTTATAAAAATCAAGTAGAGTCTCAACTATATCTTGAAGCATCGAAGTTGAAAGAGGAGCTTGGTGCTTTTGTCAATTGGGGCGTATCAGATGTGATGATAAATGAATATGTGGAAGCGCGCCGGGAGGGGCTCGCTGGAATAAATTCTACCACGATGCAAGTGTATGGGGATAAAATAGAGGACGCAATCAAAGACGGCTACGCCCATTCATTTACACCACAGCAGTACGCAAAAGCAATTAAGGAAGCGATAAGCGATTCAGGGGAAATCCGCAAACACCAAGCGCGCACTATAGCCCGTACCGAGACCGGTATCATTTCCAGCGATGCTCGTTTCGATTGTTTTAAAAATGAGGGGATAGAAGAGCACCAATGGTTGACGGCCGAAGATGACAAAGTTCGGGAAACACATGAAGCTGAAAATGGTAACATAGTAAAAGTAGGTGAGCCATTCCCTGAAACCGGTCTGCTGCATCCCCTTGACCCAGACGGTGAACCGGAAGAAATAATAAATTGTCGATGTACCACGATTGCGGTACAGGAGAGAGATTAGTATGAGTTTAACTTTGGAGGTTGAGAAATGAACGGCAATAAGAAAAAGAAGTATGTTTGTGAAAAGTGTGGTGCAGTTTATGAAACGGAGAACGCATTGAAGAACCACGTTTGTGAACCACCGTTACCTAAGAACCGTATGATGGGTCCCACCCAGGGACAGCAGCGTTTTTCCCTTAACCCTTATTTTTTAGGTTGATATAAAATGCTGTTACCTACTATCATCGATAAAGGTGGTCCAGGAAGTGGAAGACATCCCGAAGGTAAGGCCAAATACAATAAGGATACTAAGAAATGGGAAACTAAAGATGGTAAAGAACTGCCCGAACATATTCAGTCATTAAAAATTCCTCCTGCATGGGAAGGTGTAAATTTTAATGAAGACCCAAAAGCTACGTTACTTGTCACTGGAAAAGATGCAGCCGGAAGGTCTCAGTCAATTTATTCAGATGAGTTTATGAAACAAAGTGCGGATGCAAAGTTTGAACGTATATCAGAGTTAGATAGTAAGTTTGAGGATATACAAAAAGAGGTGCTTGCCGATGTTACTCAAAAAAATGAGAATGCGGCAGTTGATAGGTTAATAATGTCAACTGGAATTAGGCCGGGTAGTGAAAATGATACCGGTGCAAAAAAACAAGCATACGGTGCAACAACACTTTTAGGTTCTCATGTAGTAGGTGATAATGCCGATAATGTTAGACTTCAATTTACAGGGAAGAAAGGTGTTGATCTTGATATACCGGTTACAGATAAAGATATTGCACAAGACTTACTTG